TTAGATAACTTTTTTAATTCTTTTTCGTAGGTAGAGAAAAGTTTTAATCTCTCATCTGAAAAACCTTCCATAAACCCAGCAACAAAACCTACTTTTAACTTTTTGCTTAATGAATCAACAGCTTTCCCACCCTCACTCATGAGTAAGGCACCTATACTTCCAAATGGATTAAAGCTAGAAAATAGAGATATCAAACTAGCTTTAATACCACTCATGTTCAACTTAGCATCAAGCAACATCTTCTTGCCTTTACCACCAGCCGCTTTGTCCATTTTTTGAGATGGTGATTTATTACTTCCCTGCTCGGTTTTTGAAACTGAATCTGTCATTTTTCTTAAATGTGTCGACTGGTTCGATACTGCTTCATCAAGATTGCTCACAAACGACTCAATGCTTTTATTGATGTTAGAGATCACTTGCAGTGTTGTATTTACATTTTTCAGTGCAGAATCCATGCCTAATGTCATTTTGCTAGACATCTTAATCTTCACTGTGTTTTTTACTACTTGCTCGTAGTTGTTTATAATCATCTGATTCATATTCTTAGATTTTTTTGCCATTCTTTCACCTCCTTATACATGAATGACTGGTTGTACATTTTCGTAACCAGATAGTTCTTCCATTCTGTACTCATAAAATGCTGACAAAACAACTTTCTCTCCTGTCGAACGGTTGTGTATATCGCTTGGTAAATGGCCATATCTTGACCACATGTAATACAACATACCAACATAACCATCCGACTTTATGCGTTTTTTACATCTCGGACCGCTTCGTCACCAAAACCTGAAATATCCGCAATGGCATTATAAACTTGAGCAATTTCACCAGGTAAGAACAGCTTTTGAACAACCATTTTTGAAGAGTGAGCATTGAATTTATCTCTAAGAGATTTCTCAGCAAAATCAATATTTTTAGTCGCCTTGATAATAGAAACAACTTGAACTGTATCAGTATCAATGTCTTCAACTTGTGCTTTTTTCCCCATTTTTATTGAACTTTTTTGAATATCCGAAAACTCATCCGCAGTTAAAGCTTCAAGCTCCAAAATAAACGGTGTGCCCATAAGGTCTGACAACCTTTTTATTTCTTTTTCTACACTTGGTCTTTTAAGCTCATTTACATCTGCTGCTAAAAGCAGATCCATCATATTATTCATAGCGTCCTCCTATGGTACATGTCATTAATCCTATAGTTTCATTTCATAAAAAATCCGCCCTGTTTATAGCTTAGGGCGGATTCTAACTGATATACACATGAACTACAATTTCAGGCATATACCTTTATTGTATCTTCTAAACTTAGACTATTTAAATTCTGTCTTCATCACTCTTTAATTCGTTAGCAGGTTCCAATTCTATTGTGGACTCACTGCATCTATCAATTCAAAATCAGTAAATGTGAATGGTGCCTCAATTTCACCCAGCGCACCAGCTTCCCAATTAACTAGAGTTAGATCATTAAACTTAATACCTTTAATATGAACACGTTCTGCACCTGTTGCAGCAGGGTCAGCAAGTTGAGACATGATTTCGATTTCAGGTAGTTTGCCTGACTTAATGCCTTCCATTAACTCAAGCGCCATGCGGCTATTTGTCTTTTTAAGTCGAACTGTACCAGTCCCTTTATAACCCATGTACTTTTCATGTTCAGCAAGAGAACCGCAAATCTTAATTGCCTCTTTTTGCAGTTCCACTTTTGCTTCCATACCAAAAGCTTCTAGTACTTCATGTCCGTTCATTGTAACAACACCAAAAGTGCCGTTCATAATTGTATTTGCATTTAGATAATTTGCCATTATATTGCCTCCATTTTTCTTGTCTGTTATTTGCTTTCAAAAAGCAGCTACTATATCTCACTTGGGACTCTTAACTAATTTATAACCCCAAATCTAATTTAGATGATAATCTTTAGAGCAACATCTTCAATTGCATCCAGTGCTTTAATTTTCATTGTTAGGAAGACCTGATCTCTTGTGTTGGCCTCTTTAATCTCTTGTTCAGACATAACATCTGTATCAACACCAATGGACTTTAAGTATGCGCGTTGAGCGGGGATATCGATTGAACAAGCATTTTTACCTGAATCCAGTACATTGGACTGCTCAAGAATCTCCAAGTAACCATTCACAGCATTAATAAGCAATAGCTTGTTGCTATAACTGTTTTGGGCTGAACCGATATACATATCTTCAATCGTTTTCTTAATATCCGAGTAAACCTTGTCATAGATTCGAACCAGTTTAATCTTTTTCCATTCAGCGCTCTTCTCCGAAGACGTTAATGAAGTCATCCCCCTTGCAACTTTAACTTTTTCACCATCGTGGTAAAGAACAAACTTACCTTCATCAATCTTCGTATCAGCTTCTGCCTTTGTCATTTTAGGTACATCTTCTACTTCAGGAAGCACTCTAAATGTTGGTGCCACTGTTAGAGGAAGACCCGCTAGTAGGCCTGCAACACGAGCTGTAAAGGCTGTAGCTGCCTTTTTAACACCGCTTACTTCAATATCTGAAGTTGCAAGATTTACAATACCCTCATGATCACCAGCATGGTCTGCAAGAACACAGATGATTTTTTGGTCTTTAGCATCTCGCATAGACTTAACCCATGAAGCTAGGGTAGACATATCACCAGTCCCTGCACCCGGAAATGCTAAGGTATCAAAAGCAATAGTTTCCAGTCTATTAAGCGCATCCGAGTAGTCAGCTGCATCATCTTGAATTACAACAACTTTCACCATTTTCGGCGTACCTGCAAAGGCTTCTGTAATGTACGTTTTATTTGTATCATCAAGTTCTGCAGGCATATCTGAAACATTTGCCAGATCATACTGGTTAACGCCTGATGTTACACTTGTATCTTTAAGAGCAAGGGCAAGCAGACCCACTGTACCTTGTTTGATTGCTGCAGTTGCTTTTGATGAAAATTCGATATTTACATTTGGTAGTCCCATAATTAACCTCCAGTTGATAAGATTACGTCCTCCATCGGATCGTAATTTGTAGTATTTTGCTTTAGTGTTGTTGAAAGAATCATCTTTAAAAAGATACCTTCTTGTGTACGTATAATTTTTGCTTGTGTCACTTTGAAAGGAATATTATCTGATGTATGATGAACAGGATTGTCAAATACTGATTCGATAAGGGTATTCATCACGTTATAACACTCACTGACTTGACCTGATACCATAGGAGTATAGGATAACCGCCACCCTACTACAGCATCAGAAAGTGTTCCTGATACAGGATCTAAGGCGCTAAAATCCAGTTGAATTTTAATCCCTGGCCCTGAGGATACATCTGGTGTTTTTTCAAGTGAAATTTGGTCAATCTCAGGCAATGTCTGTCTGATCAATTCCACTAATACATCTTTAGATTTAATGATCATGATTTAGCGGCGAACCGCCACCACCTCCTTACATTAATCATTATGCTTTCGGTTTCTACTTTGAAGTTTCTAAAACAAAAGCAGCCCTTGCCATGTATGCCAATACATGAGGACTGCTCGATTGCTTACTTATTCACTTTAAAACAGTCATAGATTAAGTATTTAACGTCTTCTTCCAGAAAATTTATACATTCAAATGTGCATTCCAGCCACGAAACGATACTCGAGTATTACAACGTTCCTTGTCTGCACTCATTATGTATAGACCTATTAATATAAAGAAAGACCAAAGCAATGGCTTCGGTCTCTTTTTTCGCTAAACATCATCTTCTGACAATATCATAATAACATAGAAATTTTGATTTTTTGTCTACTCAATGTCTACTCTTTTCAAATTGGGCTGACCTCCAACATCAAACCACTTCCCCAATCCATAAAATAATGTGTCCAGTTGTTTTATAGACTGCTCATGGTGTTTATAACACGCTGCTCTTGAATAAAGCAGTTTATCACAAATTGTATTCCAGTCAGCGTCTTCAAAATACCGAAGGGTGAGGATATCTTTTTGAACTGGCTTTAAGATGTTCATACACGTCTCTATGGTTGTTAACTTATGTGTATAAAGTTTTATCTGTCTATTTAACACGTCTGCATATTCGACATTTCGAATTGCAGTGTCCTCAACCAGTCGAACTATTTTATTGGTTCTAGATGTAAACTCCTCGTCGTATTTTACGGCCGTCACACCATCATTTAAATCTATTTCTTCAAGTGTATCTTCTAAAAACTGAATATGTCCTTTAATTAAAGTGTAGTTGGTTAATATTTTTATGACTGCGTCATAGTTTTCACTCTTTTTCGCCATGTTTCATCCCTACTTTCTCTTTCCTGAATTGACAGGTTTATTCTGATGTACTTTGTTATTAATAAACTAAAGTTCTCCACAATACCAAGGTTCCCACACCTCAGTCCCAAACTTCTAATTTAGATTTTAATTGTGTTACTTTCAAATAAAAAAACCAAACTCCCAGCATTTACTTACACTGGGACGCTTGGTCCGCTGTAGTTGCTATGAAATTTTTATGTTTGCACTTAGGACAGATTTTCGAAAGGAGTCCTCGAGCTTCCCCGAGTGTTTTGCCACAAACTTCACACCGAACAGTTTCTAACTTAACCTCGTACTTCTCAAACTCTTCCCGCGTTAGATATTTGACCATTTTCTGCATCACCTCAAACATTTTCTTGAATCTGTTCGCAATAAAACCGAACACGTGTTCGTATTCATTTTAATGCAAATGCCTAATTTTGTCTAGCATTACGCGTAAATTAATTTTCCCAATCCTTCCAAGACTTTGATTTACCAACATTCTTTAGATTATTAATGGATACATCCTATTGATTTTTATTTTTTCGGGTATAAATACATACGAATTAACTCGGAATTTAATAAGAATTAATTACTCGTGAGTTGAAATCATAAACTGGAGGGGATCGTGTGAGGAGTATACGTACAAAGATAATCTTAGTTGTATTATTAAACATCATCTTGGTATCTGTCATCATTGGAGCTACATCATTTTATGTAATTTATAACAGTAACATTGACAGGGTTAATCAGATCGAAGAACAGTTGCGCACTAATTATGATGTAAATATTCGAAGCCAAGTTGAAATTGTTGTTTCTGAACTCGATGGCATATACCAGCTTTATGAAGAAGGTCTTTTAACGGACGCTGAAGCTAGAACACTAGCTGCCAATGTGGTACGAAACGCCAAATATGGTGATGGGGGGTACTTCTGGGCCGACACTATGGACGGGGACAATGTGGTGCTTCTTGGTCGTGAGGATGTTGAAGGTAAAAACAGAATTGATTTAGAAGATAAATTAGGAAACAAAATCATTCAAAATTTCGTTGAAATTATTAAGTCCGATGGTTCAGGTTACAGCAACTACTACTTCCCACGCGCTGGTGAAGAAGAGGCTCTTCCTAAAAGAGCTTATGTTATGTTATACGAACCATACGACTGGATTATTGGTACTGGTAACTACATCGATGATATAGACAATTTTGTTGCAGAGGAAAAAGAAATTATCGCAGAACAGTTTGCACAAACGCGCCTTGTTCTATTTGGATTCCTTTTAGTCTCTATCATAATTGGTTCAGTTATTTCAGTTATACTCAGCAATACCATCACAAAACCTATTCTTAGACTATCTGAAGTATTAGATAAAACAGCAAACTTAAATATCAAAGATGATGACACATACGATTACCTGCTTAAGTATAAAGATGAAACAGGTATCATTGCCCACTCTGTCGCTAACTTACGAGGTGTGTTAAGGGAAATCATCACTGAATTACAACACGACTCTGTGAAGTTGAATCAATCTTCCAATGAACTTGGCGAAATTGTTATGAATGGTAAAGAAGGTATAGATGCTGTAGCAATGACTGTTGACGAGTTCGCTAAAGGGGCCACTGAACAAGCCACAGATGCCCAAACCGCAGCGGAAAACATGTCTCATTTAGCAGCTGAAATCAATGACAGTGTAGACAGTTCTTATAAGCTAAGAGACTACACGACAGAAGTAAGCAAAAACAACGATGAAGGTTTTGCTCTCATTCAAGAACTCAGCGGTAAGTTTGATGCCACAATGGAGTCGACCAACAACCTAAATAAAAATGTAAACACACTCTCCATTAAATCTTCATCCATCGGTGATATTACCAGTGCTATTCAATCAATTGCTGAG